ACAAAACACTTTATCATTTAGGACTTCTGCGAGCTTAAGCAGGCACAATCTAGAGGCGGACCCGCTAAATCTACCAAAGCCTATCCTTTATTTAAACGACGCAAATAGGCATGTTTCAGAAAAGCTTCTTGGGCTTTGGAACAATGAAAGATAATTATGCACAACAGAAGAAGAAGAGCTCGCGCAGCCACGGCCGCTCGAAACAAACCTATAGAAAAAATTAAACACGGCGTAGTTTACGGGGTCTCTGGAGCGGAAAGGAACCTGCTGGAGTGTGTATTTTCCGCCCAAAGCATAAAAAGAATACACCCAGATCTCAATATAAGCTTATTTGTAGATGACGTAAATGAAAAAAAAATTCGAGACAGGAGTTGCTTTGATAAAATTACAATAATCAAAAACCCGAACAGAAGAAATAAATTAGACGCAATACTCCAGTCTCCTTACGAAAGAACCCTATATTTAGATAATGACACAGAGCTAAAAAAACCCATACTGCTTGAGGCGTTTCGGCTCCTAGATAGGTTTGACATAGCATTAACTCACGCTCCGCTTAAAAGAGTTTGCACGAACATAGAACATATACCGAACTCATTTCCAGAATTCAACGGAGGAGTTATTTTATTCAAAGACTCCCCAGAAGTAAAATCGGTCATGCAGAGATGGAATGATGATTATCACGCAAGGAATATGAGAACAAGATATGGGCACAGAGACCAGCCTTACCTTAGAAGAGCCTTATGGGAATCAGATTTAAGAATCGCAACCCTGCTTCCAGATTATAATAATAGAAGAAGGAGTAACCTAAGAACCTGCATAAGACACAGGCACAAACTCTATAAGCAATGAGGCAAAAAAACATAACGATATCATTACTCTACTATAACGACCAAGAGCATATATCCAAACACCTCAATGAGTGGAAGGAATACGATGATTTAGTTAAATTTCAAATCATAGATGATGGCTCCGAGATCCCCGCAAGAAACTTCCTAAAAGATACTCTTTTTTCGGAGCTTGATTCCAATCTATATAGAATAGAGGACGACATACCGTGGAACATCCCTGGTGCCAGAAACCTTAGCGCAACTGTTTGCTCCACCCCCCATATGTTGATTTGTGACATGGACCAAATTTTCCACAGGAAAGCTATAGATAGAATGAATTCGCTGACTACTCTAGGCAACGGAAGATTCTACTCTTTCAAGAGATTCTCTGAAGTAGATCGCTTGAAACCAAAATGCAAAAGAAAAACCTGCGGAACAATGTTGCTCTCCATAGAGGACTGGTGGAAAGCGGGGGGGTACGATGAGGATATGGTCGGAAACTATGGACATAATGACCCATTATTCAGAAGACAGTTGCGAAAAGCAGGAATTAAAGAGAGCACGCCAGACATATATTGCGAAGAAATTTCCGCAGACTGCAAGCTAAGCAGGGTCTCCAGAAATAAAAGAAAATATCATCAAAAAATAAAAGATCTTCCTAGGCAAAACTGGAACTGCCTTAGATTCAACTGGAAGCATGAAAAACTTTAAATTAAATTCTACACAAATAGTTTACTCGGAGCACCATTACGATGAATGTTTCGAGTATAGAGATGGGGGCAGAGTCCCCGACGGAGATGCCATAGGTTACGAGACGGAGGACGAAGGACTTATTCTTTTTGAAGATATTAAATATAGTGAATACGATCACAAGCACTGGGATAATTACGAATTGGAATTTGATCCAAATCGCGTTATAATATAACGCAGTGTCTATAGAAATAAACCCAAAATTAAAACTCTTTCACAACACCAGGCACGCCTCTGGTAGGCACAGAAAGATAGGCAGAAACGAAAACTCTACGAGCCCTTGGTTAGAGAAATTTGACTGGATAATAGATACCCACCTCGACTGGAAGAGGGGAATGAGGACTATGAGTAAGATAAAAACAGAGCAGTGCTCCCCTCCCTCAACTGTTTTCGTAAAAATGAACCACCTAAAGCATTTTATAAATAATATACTACCAACAATAGAGTCAGAATTTGTATTATGCCTAGGAAATGCAGACAAGACCATAAGAATGGTCCTAAATCGAGACCAAAGAAAAAAACTTTTAAGCGAAAAAAAGATAATTAAAATTTTTTCAGAAGAAAAAGACATAGACTCCGACAGGATACGAGCCGTGCCCATCGGCCTACATCCTACCCCTATGATAAATTACCATAATGAACTCAAGTCCTTGACTAGCGATATAAATATAGAAGAAAAAGAGCCAATCGCATGCGGGGGATGGAGCCCTTGGGGCAAAACCGTATTCGGGACGAGGAGAGACCGCTCAGAAGCACAGCGATATATGGAGAACAATAAAGATTTCTGCTACTTCTTTGGGGGCTTTACCCACGTAGGTTACTGGGAGGTAGTAAAATCCCATAGATTCTTTTTGTCGCCATTAGGTACGTCATACGATTCATTCAAAACGTTTGAGGCGCTAGCCTTAAAAACGATACCAATTATACAAAAACTAGGGGTGTGGCAGGAGGCATACGATGACCTTCCAGTGGTAATGATCGATGATTTCTCAGAAATAAACCCCAGGAATCTAGATTTATGGTGGAAGGAACTCTCTCCACAATTAAATAATTTGCACGAGAAACTGACTACAGACTACCAATGGAGGAAGATTCTAAATGAAATTTAAAACCCTAACGGGGACGCAAAGAAGAATACAAAACATAAGAAAATATTTAATAAACTGGGAAAAAAAGAGCAAGAGCAATTTTCAATTTAAAACAAAGAAGTTCCTAAAGAAGTACTGGCTAAACCATGTTGTATTCGAGGAGCTTCCAGTTGCAGGAACAAAACTCTCACTAGACTTCTATAACGCAAACGAAAAGGTTGCAGTAGAGGTGCAAGGAGAGCAGCATACGAAATTCGTCAAATTCTTCCACGGGACAAAAGCGAATTACGTAGATCAGCTAAGAAGAGATGCGCAAAAAAAAGAATTTTGTGTAATTAATAATATAAAACTTGTCGAAATTCATCCGAAAGATAAGATAAATAGATCGTTATTTAAAAAATTCGACATAACACTATAATAATACACACTCACTACAAATTAAAATTATGAAAAAGATATTAACTCACCTCGCCATTCTATGCCTCTGCGCTAGCGCTTCAGGATTAACAACAAAAGAGAGAAGGGCGGTGGCGGAGTATCTGCAAGACATCTCAGTGACTATAAGGTCGGAATCTGGATACAATAGATCAGAAGGATCTGGAGTTCTAATTACCCGAGAGATAAATAAGGAGAAGGTAACATTTGTGTGGACCTGCGCGCATGTAGTAGATAACCTCAGAGAAGTAAGAAGCGTAATTGAAGACGGGAACCCAAAGAAAATTGTCGAATTTGACGATGTGCAAATAATTAAAGAGTTAGTCGAGTCGGGCCGCAGAGTTGGAGAGATAAAAATGGACGCGACGGTAGTTAAGTTTAGCGATGCGGATGACGGGGAAGATTTGGCATTGCTCATGGTAAGAGCGAAAGACTATGGGAAGGCAAGCGCGGAATTTTACCTAAACGAAAAGGATCCAATTATCCCGATTGGCACCCAATTATTTCATGTAGGTTCATTACTTGGGCAAATGGGAGCAAATAGCATGACTAGTGGCATAGTTTCACAAGTGGGCCGTATCCACGGCAAAGTAGAATTTGACCAAACTACAGTTACTGCATTCCCAGGATCATCGGGAGGAGGAGTATTCCTTCAAGACGGGAAGTATGTCGGAATGATCGTAAGAGGCGCGGGAGAAGGATTCAACCTCATGGTTCCAGTAAGAAGAATGAAGAGGTGGGCAGAGAAGCATGGTGTCATGTGGGCACTAGACCCGTCAATCCCTGCCCCCACTCTAGATAAAATAAAAACCCTGCCAATAGAAAACGTATCGAAAGAAGACGGGGGCTCAAAGAAAAAAAAGAATTTTCCGTCAGAATTGAAAGAACTTCCGTATCTTATAAAAGAATACAATGCTGAATAGCGAAGACGGTATAGACCCCGATGCGCTACCAAACTTTGCGCTACCAGAAAGCTTCTTGGATCAGCTTTTTGAATTTACTGGAGGGGCGAACGGGAACAAAGGGTTCACTCTGGTTTATACGGACCAAAACGGAAGGCCCATGGTATACACTCGATCAGATTCCCAAATAATAGAAATGGGACTCAGGAAATGTATGGAAAAATATTTAATTGATATAGAAAGTGCGGAAGGAATACTAGATTTAAGAGATGAAGACGACGAAGAAAAGCTTGACTAAGAGCCTTCTTTGTTTACATTCATTAAATGATATACAGTTATGAGTTAGAGCAGCACCTACTTGCAGGCTTAATAAAATATCCAGATAAATACGCCGAAGTGGCACCATTTATTGGAGCAAAAGATTTCTGCAAGACCAATTCCTCAGTTAACTCTACTATATATAGCATACTATCAAAATCCTTAAATTCGGGAGAAGTCCTAGACGAAACACTCCTTTCTGAGCGCATAAAGTCGCTGAATATATCCTTTGAAGATAATGTGGACATAGTTCAATACATAAAACATTTAGGGTTAAAAAAAATATCTGAAGAGGGGGTGATAACAGCAGCAAAAGAACTTAAAAAGTTCACAATAAGAAGAGAAATATACTTTGCGTGCAACAACGTTGCGAAAAAAATGAAGTCAATGCCGCCAGATATGTCCTATAAAGACATCATAAGTCAGGCGGACAGAATTTATAACGATCAATTAAACTTTTACGAAGCTGGGGCAAAACACCCAGAAGACATTTATGAGTCAATGCCCGAATTCATAGACCTTCGGGGGCAAAACTCAGAAAAATATAGCGAATCTGGAATGCTCGCTCCCCACATGCCAATGGTTAACGATTTATATGGGTCACTACTGAAGCCTGGCAACATTACAGTGGTTGTAGCAAGAACTGGAGTAGGGAAAACTCAATTCTGCATGGACTTCTGTACAAAAGTATCAAAAGAATACGATGTACCAGTACTGCATTTCGATAATGGAGAAATGAGCAAGGAGGAATTAATGCTCAGACAGTGCTCTGCATTAAGTGGCGTGCCACTTTACTACCTAGAGACAGGGAAATATATGCATGTAGAGGGGGCAAAAGGAGAGCAGATGAGGGCATCGATAGACGCCCTTTGGGAGAAAATCAAAAACAACAAGCTAAACTATTACTATTACAACGTAGGAGGGTTGAGCGTGGACGAAATGGTTAATGCACTAAGGAGGTTTTATTACGCCAAGGTAGGAAGAGGCAACCCTTTAATTTTTAATTTTGATTACATTAAAACCG